CCCCCCCCTACCCCCACCCTTGGGTCCCCCTACCCCCCCTAGGGTCCCTTTGGGTCCCTTCTAGGGTATTACCTCCCCTATACAGTACTGGCCTATGGGTCCCCTTTTCCCCTGCCATAGAAAAAGCCCCAGAGGAGTGCTGGCTCCCTCTGAGGCTTTGGTGTCGGGCTGGCTTTTCAAAGGCCATCCCTACCCAACTACTATGGCACAACGGGTCCCTTTTGGCTAGGAAAATTTAGTGTTTCACGTGAAACATTCCTTAGACGCTCAAGCTCTACCTGTAGCAATCTGACTGCCTCAGAGGCAGCTTCACGTGTTACATCACGCTCATGTTTAAGTTCATCAGCAAAAGCCCAAGCCCTGCTGTTGCCAACCTTCCAATTTTCTAGCTCTTCCTCAAGTTTAGCTATTTTGTCTTCCAGTATGTGAACGGTAGCCATACGGGTTTCCATGTGGCTGCATTCAGCTACAAGGCGGGCATTAGCATCTTCTAGCTCTTTGATCCGTTCAGCATCAACCATTGTTGCTTCTTTTGGCGGGGTAATGTGCCACCCCAAAGATTTAATTGCGCGGGCAATAATGTCGTTGTTAACGGCTCCGCCAGCCTTTGTGATGGCCTTGTTTAGAGAAGAAACAAATTTAGTCATTTAGGCCTCCTGCTGGGCCATTCATTCCTTTAGGTGTTTCACGTGAAACATTAGATCCCCGGCTATATTTTTGGGTCCCTATAGTTGTAGCTACAATGTGGCCATCCTCCACTGCCTGCCGCAGCCAATCGCCTTCTTTTTGGCCGGGGTAACCTAACCGTGCCCATGGCCATGCCGTGCCAGCCTCTGGGGGCTTGGCCAGCAACTCTTCCATCTTGCAGGTCAGGTCAGCCAGTTGGACCTCTAAGGTCACCACACGGCGCAGCAGTTCAAAGTTATTGTCCATTGGGTCCCCCTATGTTTCACGTGAAACATTAATCACCCCAAATCATAACTGCTAGGGTGGCATACATAGCACCAAGTACTATAGCCAAAATCCAATCAAAGATCTGGTCCATTGATTTCCCATCCCCTGCCTTCAGGGCCACAAGCCCGATCATGGGTGCAATCTCGGGTCCAACCGCATGACACTAAATCATTGCGTCCAGTTACGGGGTCAAAAATTGCATAGTCTGGATGCCGACACCGATAGTCAATTTCAGCATCAATAAATTTGGTCCATGACCAATGATAGGTTGCTTCCTGTACGCAATGACGGCAATCAACACATAGTTTGGTTTCATCAGACATTTATACCTCCTGTGCTAAGATGAAGCATGACCAGCTATCTGATCGTAATTGTTACATTTATCTACACATTCATCGCCTTTGAGCAGGGGCTTAAAGGCAATGCCGGTATGTCTATGGCTTACGCCGGATATGCTTTCAGCAACCTAGGGCTGCTGTTGTTTGTTAAGTAACTTTGCCACCAACCAAAGCCACCACATCAGCCGTAGACGGGGTTTTGATACTGGCAGAGACTTTACGCATCATGGTAAAGGTAAGTTCTTTGGCCGTACCATCCTGTGCTGCATCAGCAAACCGCGCCAATAGAACAAAAGCAGCAGCGCGTTGAGCAACGTAGTCCTCAAAGCTGGATGGGTCTGCGTCTTCAATGAAGTCGTCGTCGTCATCACTCATGGTTTGTCTCCTTCCCGGTCTCAATCCAAGAATCGTCATCCACGGGGTCTACAGACCTTGGTGTTTCCACTGGCACGGAATAGATTGGACTTTCACGGTGGAAAGCGCGATGCCGGTCTTTCTCCATTTCAGAAACCATGCGCTCTAGTTTAAGCAGGCGCAGATTGAGTTCAATCAACTCACGCGCCATAGCTTCTTCAGCCTCATGGCAACCGTATTTAACCCGGAACAAACTGCGTAGCTCTTCAGCGTAAGGGTGCATTGCGTCATACCTCATCCGTATGTCTCTTGAAGTTGGGCCATGTCATGGAATTGATGGGCAATGATGTGGCCGCTTTTGATTTTCAAATCAAAGATCCCATAGGACCAACCAGATGTTGCTGTGCCAACATATTTGGCAATGTATCCGTCTGGCATGGCAGACCCTAGGTTCAACACCTCAATGCTGTTGTTAATGCCAATCTTAGGAGTTTTGCGGAACGTAGAGCGATGTGTGTGGCCAAAAACGATGGAATGTGTCGCGTGGTTGGCAATCTGGTTTTCAGAGTTTTGACCGCCATACGGTATCCCCATGATGTTTTTAGGAACGTGGGTAAACCCCACACCATCAATGAATAGCCATTGACCATATGGGTGTAGCCGCCATCTATAACGGGCGCATAACTCTTCAAACTGAATGTAAAGAGCGCCCACAGTTTCTGGCTTAGAATTTTCAAATCGGACTAGACGATCCTCATGGTTGCCAGCGGTTAGCTCCATTGGGATCTCAAGGTGACGAATTTCATTGTAGAAGATAGCCATCGCCTCTTCACAGCTATCCATGTCATTCTTAATGCTAGGGCGCTGGGCATGGCTCAATGTGCCGGGAGCGTCATGTGTAGACACGCTATCCCAAGAAGCAAAGTCACCAATTTGTACAACACGGTCTGGCACAGTCTCAGCTATGTGACGAGCAATCCATTTGAAACGGTCCTTGCTCATTCCGGGCTGGTCATGGGTGTCACCAATTGCCACTACCCTTGTTGCGCCATCAGCCTTGCCGCCAACATATCTAGGCTTTGATGCTTGGATCAAACCAAGTTTTGTTTTTAAGTGATTAATTTCTTTCTCTAACTCATCAACTTTAGCAACGCTATCAGCAACCCGTATTGTCTTCTTATCTTTCATTTTTTCTCTAAGGGTGCTTTCAGCAATACCAAGATAGGCTGCCGCCGCATTGCGGCTTTTGAATTTGGCAACCAGCTTTTCAATCTCATCTGCTGTCAGAAACATTTCACGATCCGCCGGTTGCGTGAAATCTCCCGACATATTTTACACAGATATGTGAAGGACTTACAACAATTGTGGAGCAGGGGACGGGGATTGAACCCGCGACAGTCTGCTTGGAAGGCAGATGCTCTACCACTGAGCTACCCCTGCTTATAAGGAAGTTACCCAACCTTATCGGATTTTGGTAACCTGTTGAGCGTGTTGGCCGCTATGACCTGTAGGTCAAGATAAGCCCCACAAAACTTACCGCATGGGTCAGCCTTAGCATCCACAATCTGCTTCAATCCTTCCCGCGCCAGCTTCAAGCTGTCTGAAAACTCCCAAGCTTTCTCTGCCGCCACTTTGCGTGATTGGGTTTCCTCAGAAAGCTCCTGTTCCAAAAACTCAATGCGTTCAGCAGCCGCTAAAAGAATTTGACTGTCACAAGGACAATCACCAGCGACACAAACGTAATCTGGCGCAATGCAGTCATCGCCCATGGGAAGCTCACGCCGCAGCCATTTTACAAGCTTGTCATCCATTGTTTTCTCCTCTTGGCAGGGAAGGAAGCAACATCCAGTGCGTCCACCCCAATTGTGCATACTCAACCCCTTCCTTAGCCCACAGAACTTCCATGGTGCTGGAGTTAGCAACAAGGATGGTCCGATCATCTGGCGCGGTCTCTATGGGATGCCATTTACCAAACGCAATTGGCAGCATGTCGTAATGTTCCAATGCTGCCCTCAACGTGTGGCGCGACACGCCTATAGACCTAGCCACGTTGCCGTAGCCTTCTCCAGCCTCTAGCCGTGCCTTAGCATCCTCTAGGATGTGCTGACGCCAGATCATGTTAGTTGCAAGTTGTGGTGCAGTTGCTGCCATAGCAGCACGTAGTGCAAATGACCGTCCGGCCATTTACAAAGTAGGTGTGAGTCGTACAGGCAGCCATAGCCGCTGTCGGTGCCAAGATGCCAATGGTCAGTAGAATGCCAACGATCAGTTCACGCATATGCTTTCTCCCCTTAGTTAAACTAGGTCAAAATCTTTCTCCAAAGAAAGATAGATTATTTGCGTTAGAGCGTCTATATTTTTTTTAAGCAAAGGGGATTTTTATGGCGACACTAAACCTAGACGGCCAGCAGATTGATATTGAGAAGCAGCTTCAAGAACTTGATAGAGCCGACTGTGAGGACAGCCTCTACAAGTTTCTTAAGCACTCATGGCGCTACATTGACTCCAGCAACTTCACTGAGGGTTGGCCTATTGAAGCCGTGGCAGAACATCTACAGGCCGTGGCAGATGGTGAGATCAAACGCCTAATCATCAACATCCCGCCCCGTTGCGCTAAGTCATCGCTGACGAGCGTTGCGTTTCCTGCATGGGTCTGGGCGCAGCCTCAGAAGTTTTGGACCCCTACGTCTGGTCCGGGTGTCCAGTTCCTTCATGCCTCATATGCCCAGCAGCTTTCCCTGCGTGACAGTGTGAAGTGCCGCCGACTCATTGAAAGCCCTTGGTATCAAGCCCTGTGGGGTGACAGGTTTCATCTAACCGGCGACCAAAATACCAAAACGAGGTTTGACAATGACAAGAATGGCTCCCGTCTTTCTACCTCTGTTGGGTCGGCGCTTACGGGTGAGGGTGGTTCCATTATCGTGGTTGACGACCCCAATGCGGCACAAGAAGCTTTTTCTGAAGCAACCATTGCCGCGACCATTGAATGGTGGGACTCCGCGCTTTCCACACGCCTCAATGACCCAAAAACGGGTGCCTTCGTGGTCATCCAACAGAGGCTTTCAGAAGAAGACCTCACCGGTCACATCATGTCTAAGGACGAGGGGGAGTGGACGCACCTTTGCCTTCCTATGAGGTATGAATGGCGCAGACACTCCATGACATCTATTGGCTGGGAAGATCCCCGTGGCCTGACAAATGAGGGAGAAAGCCTTGTTACAGCCGATGAAAGTGGTAACCGCCTTCCAGTCACGCCAGAGGCAGAGGTGGAACTTGAGGACCGTGAGGGAACCCTCTTATGGCCGGAACGCTTTGGAGAGCGCGAAGTCTCAATTTTGGAAAAGCAATTGGGTCCTTGGTCGGCAGCAGGCCAACTCCAGCAGCGCCCAGAACCCAAAGGCGGCGGTATTATCAAGCGTGAATGGTGGCAGCCATGGGAAAAAGAAAACTATCCCAACATGGACTTCATCATTGCCACGCTAGATACCGCCTATACCACCAAGACAGAGAACGATCCCTCTGCCATGACAGTCTGGGGCGTTTTCTCAAGCGATGTCAGTGTCATGGCACCCACCCATGCGGGTATGCGGGGCGGTGACAGGCTCAATTATACCCGTTCCTACACGGAAACCGCGCCAAGGGTCATGCTCATGTATGCTTGGCAGGGTAGATATGAGCTACATGACCTAGTAACTAAGGTTGCTGAGACCTGTCGGAGGCTCCAAGTTGACACCCTTCTCATTGAAAACAAGGCTGCCGGTCACTCAGTAGCCCAAGAAATCCGCCGGATGTACGGCTATGAAAAGTTTGGCGTGTCTATGTTTGACCCCAAAAGCCAAGATAAGCTGGCTAGGCTCTATTCCGTCCAGCATTTGTTTGCTGAAGGACTGGTCTTTGCCCCCTTCCATGAATGGGCTGAAATGGTTATTGGCCAAGTTGGCACTTTCCCCAAGGGCAAACACGATGACTTGGTGGATACTGTCTCTATGGCCATGCGTCACCTTAGAGATACAGGGGTTATTGTCCGCCCAGACGAATGGCGGGCTGAAACTGAGGACGCTTTGCGGTTCAAGGGCAACAATCAATGGACGCCCCTATACCCAGTCTGATATTCTGCCAGCACAGTTAGGGGCCTAAAATGTCTAGAGTTCTTGCCAGCGCCGTTGTTGATGTCCTCAAGCCTGCCACACCAGTCTTGCTTGGCCGGTTTAAGGTTGAGGTATGGGGTAAATCACCCCATGATTACGTGCGTCACTATGAAATCATGGCAAAAAACGATACAATAGCGGCTCAAGAGGGCATCAGGCGCTTTGTTGACGAAATGGAAGCGCTAGATCTGACAAAGGAACAACCCTGATGGCGATGGTCCCCGGCCTTATGCCCAATCTGCGCCTTGGTGAGCCTGAACAAGAGGCTCCCGTAGACGCTGAAACTATTGTTGAGGTTGTTGACGATGGTCAGGACAACCTGAAGACCGACAAAGACGGCGCAATTCTTGAGATTGAGCATCCAGATGGGTCGCTGACGATCTCCTTGGATGGGAAACCAATCAATGACAATCGCAAAGAGCGCGATGAAAACGATTGGTATCGTAATCTGGTTGAAGATGTAGCTGAATCTAACCTTGGTCAGATCGCTGAAGACCTTCTGCGTGGCATCCGCGACGATGTGGAGAGCCGCCGCGATTGGATTGAGGACCGCGCACAAGGCATTAAGCTCCTTGGCCTCAAGATTGAGATCCCCGGCCTTCAAGGAACCGCTGATGGCGCTCCTATTGAGGGCATGAGCAAGGTTCGGCATCCGCTTTTGCTGGAAGCTGTGTTGCGATTCCAAGCCAATGCCCGTTCGGAGCTTCTGCCTACCGATGGTCCGGTTAAAATCCACAACGACAACAACAATCCTACGTTGCA